GCGTGAGTAGCAAATGATACTGCGTTGCCATTTATCGTCATTGTTTCTGGCACACCACCAATATAAACAAACGGGCCGTCAGCGTTGGCATTTCCCGTAAACGTGCCGCTTGTAGTTATAGGCGCATTAACTGTGTCAGTAGGATCATCGCCAAGTAAGTTAGCTGTACACAGTGCTAATGCTCCATCTGGTACAGGATAGTAGAAGTCACCGATACCGTTAGCATCTGTGTAGCCTTGTGGTGTTTTGTTACCTGCGAAGCTACTGTCTTGGCCGAAGTTCCAGTAAACAGATATAGTGCCAGAGCCAGACTCATTACTAGCACAAGCATAGTATCCTTCAGATGTATCTAGTGAGCTAAATGCAGTTCCTTGGTCTACGCCATCCAAAGTAAAGCCAACCGTTCCTGCATCTGCATCATAGTAAACACCTACAGTGTACCAAGTTGAAGTAGCAAAGAATGATGAGCCGTATGCGCTACTGCTATTGTTATTCCACTTAGTGCCATCAGCGTTGTAATAAGTATATGCGGTTGGAGACGCAGACAAGTTGCCAGCGTACTCATCTTTAGTGATGCCTATCGCCAATCCATGACCAGTGCGTAAGTGATAAGTTTCCCAGTACCATTTACCAGACGTAGGCAGTTTTACATTAGAATAACAATTATCAGTGCTTGGTGCTGTAAGAGTTGCGTATAAGCTACCCTCAGCTAACGCTGCTTGCTTGTTTCGTGTTGCCAAAGGATTCAACGTAGCAAAGTTATTTGTAGGACTATCCAACATCTGATCAGTAGCAGCTAGGTTAGTAGCTGTCCATGTGTTGCTGTTGCCGCTTGAGTCTGTACCTAATGCACCAGAGTTAGCAAAGTCTAGATAGAACCCATTTGTACCGTATGTAACAGATGGAGTCTTAGCTACCCATACGCCACTCTTGAACTCACCGAAGTCATCTGCTGTGTAGGCTGTACCGTCACAGAAGTGTATCTCTGCTAGGTAGCCGTCATGGTACTGCTGCGGGGTACCTGCTTCATAAAGTACACCTATATCGTGACGCTCAGTTTTGTTAATTCCATACTCATCATTTTGACTAACGGAAGGTGTCCCACTATTAGACAATACGCCATTAACGTATAACTTGACCCTGTCTGATGCTGTAGCTTGAGTTGAGTCAAAAGAACAAACTAAATGATACCAAGATGACGGGTCTCGTAATACACCGTCTGTTTGTGCAACTACTTGTGTCCAGTTTGTCAGCTTAAAAAAATGACCAGTTATAGAAAGGTATAGATAAGAGGAATCATTTAGTGTCACTCCTGTCCCAAGTAAAACATTTCCGCCAGTCAAATTCCCACGCTTAACCCAACCAGACCATGTCCAAGTCTTACGATTACCCGCAGAGCTAGGAGTGCGACTAAGGTAGGCACTGTCGTCATCGTTAAAGCGTAAGGACTGATCTATAGTGACAGGATAGAAACCCTCATCAGCACTCTTGGCATGACCTTGAATAATACTCATGTTACGCTCCTGCTGATGTTACTGCGCTAGATGCACTCACCAATACGTTAGTACCATCTGAGTAGTACGATAAGAAGTAAACACCCGCAGAGTTAATCTTGGTTAGGTCTGCTGCACTGATGTAGGTTGTAGAGGCTGCTGAGATTACTACGGCTGCACTATTGTCTAACCAAATGTTACCTGATTGTCCTGCTGTGATGTTAGTGAAGGTTAGTGTGCCTGTAGAGCTTGGCGTGCATTTGAAGTTGTTAGTAACAGCCATGTCAAACGACAAGTCATTATCTGTAGTTACCACACCTTTAGCTACACCGCTGACAGTTACATCATCATTAAAGACATAGTTACCATCAATAGTATCGCTTGTTGTAACCTCACCTAATGCAGTTACGTCTGCGCCTGTGTAAATACTTTTAACTAATTTAGCCATTATACTGTCACCGTTGGTATGTCCTTCGACACACTGCTTGAATCAAAGAAAGGAAGCTCTAACGCTAAAGTTAAAGCAATAGAATCGTAAGAGCTATCAGCCTTATAAAAACCAATGGTAGCTCCTGCTAATGCTGCGGCACTTGCTGCGCTTGCGGCGGCTGCGGTGGCACTGTTGGCTGCATTGGTTTCACTGGTTGCTGCATTTGTAGCTGAAGTAGCCGCTGCTGTCTGGCTGTTTAAGGCTGCTGTTGCACTAGCGGCTGCGTTTGTTTCGCTTGTAGACGCAGCAGTTGCTGAAGTAGCAGCGTTAGATGCAGATGTAGATGCTGCTGATGCTGATGTTGCTGCATTAGACTCGCTAGTTGCAGCGTTAGTTGCTGAAGTTGCTGCGGCTGTTGCCGAGCTTGACGCATTACTTGCAGATGTAGCTGCCGAAGTAGCACTAGACGCAGCGTTTGTCTCACTAGATGCTGCATTTGTTGCGCTAGTTCCTGCGCTTGTTGCTGAAGCCGCTGCGTTAGTTGCTGATGTGGAAGCATTGGTTACACTCGCTGCTGCGTTGGTTTCTGAAGCAGAGGCGGCGGCAGCACTAGCAGAAGCTGCTGATGCGCTTGTAGCTGCCTGAGACGCGCTTGTAGAGGCGTTAGTAGCCTGAGTGGTAGCTGTAGTAGCTGAGGTTGCAGCAGAGCTTGCAGACGCTCCTGCGGCTGTCTCAGAGGCACTGGCTGCGGTAGCACTGTTAGCTGCGTTGGTTGCGCTAGTAGATGCGCTAGTTGCGCTAGTAGCTGCGTTGGTTGCGCTAGTAGCTGAATTAGTTTCTGAGGTTGCTGCGGCTGCCTGAGCTGCTTGGGCTGCTACTTTGGCTGCCTCTGCTGCTACGCGATCAGCGTCTACACCTGCTTCACTAGCGGCTGCTGCTGTAGCTGAGGCTGCCGCTGCGGTTGCACTAGCTGCTGCTGCATTAGCTTTAGTAGTGGCTGTGTTTGCATATTCAGCTACCTGAGAAGCATAAGCATCTGTAGAGGCATCACCTGAGCCACCTGTTCCACGGTAAATTGGCATTTATTACTCCCACTACGAAAGATAACGATAAAGAAAAGGGGAGACACAAGCCTCCCCTAAGTTGTCAGTGCTTATGCACCAACTACGACTGCAAAGCCAGTCTCAGGACGTACAACTTTAGTACCGTATAGACGGTCAGCAGTGTACAATGTACCTAAGAACTCTTGCTTGTATTGAGTCTGTGAACGAACACCTTTCTGCTCAGCTAAGACCATAGTGTCTTTATGGAACATCAATGCAGCGCGAGCAGCACCTGATTCCAAAGATGGGCAGTTAGAAGTAACGTAAACGTTAACACCGTAGATGTTACCGATCTGACCGTTGTTAACAGCACGACCACCTACGAAGTCAGATGAGGTGTAACGAGTGTTGCCTAAGATAGCGTTACGTAGAACTGGAGGAATAACAAATGAACGACCGTCCATAGGAACGTCAGCGTCATCCATTGCTTGTACCAATTCACGCATAGTTACATCGCTAAACTCATTAGCAGATACAACACCATCGTAAGTAGCCAAAGCACCACCAGTGCCCAACTCAAATACGTTGCTGTTAGTCCAATCAGAACCATCACCGTCACCGAATGATTTACCCAATGCGAACAAAGCATCATCAACGTTCTTAGCCAAAGCGTAACCTGCGTCACCAGTGTAGAACTGACGAAGTGAAGCTAGTGCTTGAGTTTCAGTGATGTCTTCAATTAAACGTGAGTATTCAAAGTGTTGATCGATAGTGACGATTACTTCGTCTTCAACAGCGTTCTGAATAGTTACTGCTTGGTTTTCTACTTTAGCATTAGCTGAACCACGAGTAGGCTTAGGAATGTGAATAGTGTCACCTTTCTTGCCTTGCATTGACAATTTCTTGACCAATGGAGCAAGAACAAGGTTCTTTTCGTATGCAGCGATGACTTCATCACTCCAAATCTCTGGGATAAAAGTTGCTGCTGAGGTGTTATCCACTGCACCTGTCATTGATGGGAAAGTTGAAGTAGCCATTATAATCTCCTAGATTAGCTCTTAACGCGACCCTCTTGATACGCTTGCATTATCTCATCGGACATCTGCATATAACGATCTGGGTCAGTTTTCATTAGTTTAATAATATCAGCGCGTCTGTAGATTTTTCTATGATTACCGTCAGGGTTACCTCGGGCATTACCCGTAGATGCAGCTTTTACCTGTTGTTTACGTTCCGCCTTCTCCGCTGCTGCGGTTTGCTGAACGATACCTTGGCGTTCCTTCCACATAGTAAACAACTCATCAGCCGCTTCGTGGTCGTATTGCTGATCTGCTTGAACAAATAGTTGAGTACGTACCTTAGAACTTTGAATCCACTCAGCAAACTTATTATCCTGAAGGATGCTAGTCATATCTGGGTGTTTAGCCTGTAGTTGTGATAACGCTGTTTGTTGTTTGTAGCGGTTAGTCACTTCCTCGGCTTGTTTGATCTTAGGGTGACGCTCAATTGCCCTAGCCATAGCCTTGTCGGGATCAACAAAGAAATCTACTTCTTCGTCATCTTCTTGTTGTTGTGGTGCTTGGTTTGAGAGTTGTGTCTGAATATAACTATCGACAACTTTACGAAGTTCTCCAACCTCAGAGCTTTGGCGACCTAAAAGCTTCTCAGCCTCTTGGTGCATCCTAGCAAGTTCTGCTGCTGTTTTACCTCTGTACTTATCGGGAAGATCATCTTCTTCAGGATTTGGCTCTGTGTAAGCTTCCTGTGTTACCTCTTCCTCTGTTTCCTCTATGTTGTCTTTTTCGTCCTCAAGACGCTCATCTAGTATTACTGCTGCCATTATTAAACTCCGCTGTGTTCAGTTATGGAGATTGATGTTATGTAAAGGTTACTCTCCCGAATAAGAGGCTTTACGTTCGTGTTTGAGTTTACGTTCACGTTTCTTAGCCCATTGAAGAATTGATTTAGTTGTTGCATTCTTACCAATGTCAGCTTTGAATGTGACTCCACTCAATTTCTTTGTAGCTTCAGCGCCACAGTCGCACCTAACTGCTGTGGTTGACGAATCTACAAAGTGTTCTTTAGTGACCCCACAGGAGTCACAAGTAAAATCATTAAGTACCCTCATAGAAAGACTCTACCTCTTCCTCAATTGCCTCAAGTTCAAACTCAAGGTTGGTAAGCCGGGTAAGGGCGTCTATCTGGCCTTTCCTGTACCAAAGTTCTTCAACTTTATTGATAGAGGAGAGGTCGTTTAGTAAGTCAATTTGCTCATAGAACTCTTCAAGAAGCTCCTTCCAACCATCGGATCGAATAAGCTCTTTCATGTTTCTAAGGTATGACTCGACTTGTGTTTGATTCATTACTGTTTATCCCCCTTAGGACAGCTTGTGATCTTAGGTACTAATTATAGCATAAATCATGCCAATTGTCAAGTTATTTCTTAACTTTCTTACCTTTTTTGTGTTTTGTTCCGCAACTCATTACCATTTAACCTTGTCAGCCCAATAAGCCGCAGACATCTTACCTTTAGCAATATTCTTACCGTGTCTAGCCTTAAATGACTTACGTTTCTTCTTCATAGCCTCAGACTCACCGTCCTTAGGCTTACCTGCGGTGCTTGCACCTTGTTCACCAAATCGTATTGTCTTGGTCTTGTCGCCCTCTTTGGCTACAACAACATGGGACTTTTTAGGATGGTTCGGAGTCCTCTTAGGCTTGTTGTAACCAGAGACCCCGGCCCGGGCAAGCTTGGGGTCTTTGGTTGACTTAGGCATTATTTTGCTCCTGTGCTCTTAGATGGGGCCTTGGCTTCCTTGAGTTGGGACTCCACCTGCTCCAAGCGCTTGACTAATTTGCTGTAGCTGCTGTTGATCTCTTCCATTGCCTTGTTGAATTGCTGTTGAGTTATTACCATTGTTGGTAGCTCCTAGTTTTAGGTTAAGTTGTTTGTCTTTTAGTGCTAAATCTGCAATCTTAAGTCTACGCTCGAACTCGATGTCGTCCTGAGTACCGCCCTGTAGATTCGTTGTAGATACTTTGATCTTATCAAGTTCCAACTCGATAGGAATTGCCTGTGTCTCCATTGAGAGCTTCTGAGCTCGCGCTGAGGACTCTTGAGCCTGAGCCTGTAGGGTAGCAGTCTGTGCGTTCTGGAACGCCAACTGAGCCTGTCTAGCTTCCTCCTGCGCCTGTTGTGCTTGTGGGTTAGGCTGTTGTGCTTGTTTAAGCGTATTGAGGATTTCCTCACGGTTGCTTAGGTTCATATTGTCAACAATGCTCTGTATTAACACAGGATACGCAGGTGACTCTGGTGACATGGTCTGCAATAGTTGAACTAACTGTGTAGTTTCGTACTCACGAGCAATAATGCCTAAGCTACTTGTGGCACAGAAACTGTAGTCCTTAACAGGGTAAATCTCTGGTTCAAACTGCATATAGCGCCATGCTGCTTTTTCCACAAAGGGAATCAAGAACGACTCTTGGAAATTAATTAAAGTACGCTTATGGCGTTTAATGACTGCCCCAAGACCCATAGAGATGCCAGCAGCAGTAGCTTCTCCATTAACTGTCCCTGCAAGCCCTGTTGAATCCACAGCACCAGTCGCTTGCTGTACCATGCCCTGTAGTGCTTGTGCTTGAGCAAATGTAATTTGTCCAACTTGTCCAAAGTTGAATGGATGTAATATTTCACTTGGTGATCCGTTTGTTAGCAGGAGTTTACCTGCCCTGATTTCTGGTTTAGTACCTCTCGGGATACGAGTGGCGTCCATTGCCATCATCGGGTGTACCGTGAGGGCGAGTGCGTCAATACGCGCACGAATCTCAGCGTCCAACGCCTTTTGAGAGTTGTAGCCTTTCTCGCAGATACCACGACCCCAGAAACGACTAGGCACTACGTCCCAAGGGAACGCAACGACAGGACGATCCTGCATCATGTATGGGTTTTCTTCGGCTTTAAGTATCTCACCGTTGCCGAGGACAACAATAGCCTCTACGTAGTAGCTATCGTCATCACCTTCAGTGTAATCAGCTTCGCCTTCGTCAGCCTCTTCTTTAAGTAAGTGACGTGGGACTAGACCATAGTACTTTGTCAAGCGAATCTTATCGTCTTGATACATAGTTAGGTCTTGATCTGGCTCAATGTCAAAGTCTTCAGCGGCATTACCAAGGTAAGTGTTACGGTAAACACCTTGCTCCTGTAGTTGTTCCACAGTATGACGAGAAACAAACTCATCAATAGCAACACCTAAGGCTTCATCCACAGTGGTTGCTACAGGATCAATAAGGAAGTTCTGAGGCATCACAGGACGTAGTTTAACAACGGTACGTTCACTGATATTGACACCAACAGCTTGCATCTGTCCGTCCATCACAGGTTG